CTTACCTGTTGCACCACCCGAGTAAATCTTTTCCCACGATGTTGTAACTACTTTCTCACCTGTAAAATCGTCTATTTTTGTGTCTACTTTTTGAGCAAAGCAGAACAATGGCATTGTAGCTAAAATTAGTAATAGTATTTTTTTCATTTCTGTGTTGTTGGTTTATCCTATATTTCTTTCATTCTTTAACATAGCTAATTCACCTTTCAGTTTTTGATTTTCTTCCAAAAGACGTTGAGTGAGCATCGTCTTTTCATTAATCTCATCTTGTAAATTGGCGATGGTATATACTATACTTTTCAATTTATCCATTCCTGGTTCTGTTTCTTCTTTTTGAAGAAGCATAGAACCTTTTCCTCTTAACAGCCATTCTGCGGATATTTCTTCGTAGTTATCCAATATTGCATTAATAGTTGAGGCGCTAACCTCACTTACCCCTCCTAATTGTCTACTCAATGTGTTTTGTTTAATACCACATTTAATGGCAAATGCCCTATCAGATAGCCCTGAAAGGGCTATGACTTCTTTAATTCTATTAATCATAAAAACTACTATAAAGTTAATATATCCAAATATGGATAATAAAATAGATTTTTGGATTTGAAATTATCCATATTTGGATTACATTTGCATCATAAATCAATCAATCATACAAACATACAAAAAATGATTGATAAAACCAATTAAAAAATAACGATTATGAGCTACAATTTATCACAAATAATGAAGTCTGCACACCGCAATTACAAGAAGGGTGGAAAAACATTTTCAGAGTGTTTAAAATCTGCATGGAGCTTCGCAAAACTCCAAGAAAGTTTCTCACCGGAAGCAGTGAAATCAAGAACTGATAAATTTTTAGCTGAAAGACATGAAGCTATGAGCAAGACTGCCAAAGCTACACCTAGCAAGGAATATAATAACCTTAATATTCCCGCTTCCGCTTACTACAACCCAAATAGTACTCATTACGGTGCACATTACGTCGGAGATTAATCAAATTATACAACAATGGATAAAAGAACCGAACTAGAAATACAGCGAGACAAATATGAAGCTGTGATTGAAGAACGAGACGCGTTGATCAGCTCTTTGAGAGGTGAAAATGAAAAACTCAAACGAGATTTAGAATCAGAACGTGGATTTTATAGAGAGAAAGTTTCCCAATGTGATGATTTGAAGAAATTTATTGAATCGCAACGAAACTTAATGGACATAGTTTTGAAGAACAACCAAAGTATTCTCTAACCCTCACTAAAGTCAAACTAAACCGCCGGTTATCCGGTACCCAGTCCGGTCTTTGAGCCTGCCCTTGAAGGGAGACTGGGAACAACAGAGAAGAGTTCTTTGACATATTGGTAAAATGGTGTTTTGGAAGCCGACACGTGCCGAAAGGGATTACTGACGTAGGCGGGCTTCTCAACGATATAATGCTGTGGTTAATGGTCAAGCCGTATCGTTGTAAAACTAAATCAGTTAGACGTTTGTCGGCAAATCGAGGTATTTGCTTTATGTATATAAAGGTGATGTAGCTCAGGCAGGTTAGAGCGCTGTGTGTGGTGGATGGTTGAGAGTTCGAGTCTCTCAAGAAATACTCTTAGCTTAACGGAAGAGCACCACAAGCAGAGGTCGGCGGTTCGAATCCGCTCATCGCTTCAATGTTTAATTTAAAATTAGATTGTATGGAAAAGGATATTCAGAGACGTAACGTAATTGATGTATTACGGAGTATGGATGTTGGTGCAATAGAAGTATTTCCTATCGTTCAGAAACCGTCTGTAACTAATACATTGAATGCTCGGCTTTATAAAGAAAAAGCTGAAGGAATGGCTTGGAAAACAAAGTCAGATGTAAAAAATATGCAGTTTATAGTAACCAGAATTGCATAACTACCTTGCTTGTTGAGATGATCAGAGGTGAAATGGCTGAAATATTGCTAGATAATATTCTCCGTCTGTTTTCTACAGAAACGTTTGGAAAAGATAAGTCTGCGTATTATGTGGGTGGGGAAAAGAAATTGATGAATCTTATAGAAGCGGGTAAGATTGAAAGTGATAAGCCCACTAATGTCCAAAACGGCAAGTGGCATTGTAATGCTGCTCAAGTATTACTTCATTGCCGATGTGCGGGAAGGAAAGTTAAATCTAAAAAACGGAAGAAATGAAAAAGATTAAAGTGATACAGTATGCCATGATGTTCATTGCCTTATGGACAACACTGTATCTTATAGATAGCATTGAAGTTAGCAAGAAAGAATTTATTGCTGCTTTTGTATTGGTGACTGTCGTATCAGTGAATTATATCTGTTTTCGATACTACGAAGATAGGAAACAAAATAAAGATAGCCTGTGAAGGTTTGCATTGCTTAATTTTAGTATTTGTCATGTTTATTTAGCCCGGTTCGCCGGGCATCTGCCGGGATAGCCCAGTTGGTTAGAGCGCATGTTTTTACATGAGGTCAGCGGTTCGAATCCGTTTCTCGGCTCAACTCAATCAGAGTTAAGTAACCCGTGAGGGGGAAAATTATGTTTGTATCAATAACAATTCAATCAATGTAGCCGGAAGCGTCTGGCTACGACCTGAAGGAATGGCGGAATTGGTAGACGCAAGTATGCAGATAGATTGAAGAAAGTCATACATAGGTAATCTGTCATCCCGGTTCGAGTCCGGGTTCCTTCACAGAGAATTTTTCTTTTTATGTTTAACTAATGTTGCCAGCGAAAAGGACGCTGTAGGGTTAAAGCCCCTGTTATTTGAGTTTTAATTGTTCTATACTATTCCGGTGTGCTTTGAACGGCTATCCGGAAACAAGAAGCTCGTGAGAGTGCTATTTAATAGTTAATGTCGTGTTTTATTTTGTGTTTGTGTTCTAGGTGAATGGTTCGTGAGAATAGTTCACTTAAAACGGATGGCTGGTGTAATTGGCAGCATACGCAGATATGCGTGATGTGGGTTCGATCCCCACGCCATTCACCCTTCTGATCCTAATTAAATTATAGTAGTTCATGAGTTTTGTTTTGTGTTTGTGATTAGGGTGTATGGTCTGTGAAGATAGTGCACCTTTTTAATTAATCGGGCGGATATGTATATCGTTGGTTGAAACTGCGGTGAGGTGCACCAATATTCCGTGAGACCGGTTCGACTCCGGTTCCGTCCACTAGCATTTACATTATGTATAAATCAGGGAGCCGTACACCCTTCAAGCGTAGCCGTTCCATAAGGTACATTGGATTATTCTTATTTTTCTGCCTGTACGATATTGTACAGGCAGTTTTTACTACTTGAAAATGGCGTTAAAATGGCGAAGTTTCTGTTTGCTAAACTTGATAATAACGATTATCTTTACTGATGTAATAAACTAAAAGTCAAACCATTAAATTAGAATTATGACAGCGAGAAAAAACACTGTATCAACGATTCAGAATGAAGAGAAGAAGAAAAACTCTATCAGACCGCTTCTAGCTTCTGAAATTGAATGTAGGGTTGGTACTATGAAACCGGACGGTTCGGGCTGCTCCTTGCTATTATACAAGGATGCTCGAGTAGACATGAGAATACTTGATGAAGTGTTCGGAGAAATGAACTGGAAACGGCACCATGATGTCGTTAATGGGAATCTATTCTGTACGTTGTCCATTTGGGATAATGAAAAGAAGGAATGGGTGAGTAAACAGGATGTTGGGACAGAATCCAGTACAGAAAAAGAGAAAGGGCAGGCTTCGGATGCCTTTAAACGTGCAGGATTTAACTGGGGAATTGGGCGTGAACTTTATACGGGTCCTTTCATTTGGATTCCACTTGAGAAAAATGAAGTATATCAGAGCAAAACAGGTTCTCCTGCTCTATATACCAAATTCAGTGTGAAAGAGATTGGCTATAACGAGCAAAAGGAGATTATTCTACTTGTTATTGTGGACAATAAAAACCGTGTTCGTTTTGCTTATGGTAATACAAAGGAAAAAGTATATGCTCCCAATGTTTCTGCTTCAAACGCTTCGGGCAAAGTATATACTGGTGTAGACCTGGATCGTGCAATTAAACAAATGACTGGTGTTAAAAGCCGCGAAGAGCTTGAAAGAGTTTGGGCTGAACATCCTGAACTTCACAATAATAAGGAGTTCAGAAACATAACTATTGATATGCAGAAAACATATCCCCCTAGAAATTGATAATAATGATAGAATTAGTGAAATCCAGTGTGGTTTTCAATGAGGAAAACCACACTTATATGCTCGGTGAAAAACAGTTGCAAGGTATAACCGGTATGATTAGCCGGCAGTTGTTCCCTGACAAATATAAAGATGTCCCAGATTTTGTATTGAAGAGAGCTGCTGAGAAGGGGAGCCTTATTCATGCTCAATGCCAGTTTGTTGATGCAACAGGCTTACCGCCTGAAAGTATTGAAGCAGAGAATTATTTGAAAGAGCGGACGAAAGCTGGATATAAGGCTTTTGCTAATGAGTACACGGTGTCTGATAACGAATACTTTGCATCGAATATAGATTGTGTTTGGGAGAAAGCCGGTAGAATCTGTCTTGGTGACATCAAAACTACGCTGCATCTTGACGAAGAGTATTTGAGTTGGC